ATTTTTCGTTTCTAAATTCTCTCCTTACACGATTAAAACATAATAATAATTCATATCGTTTTTCAATTGTTATTGTCCCTTCTAGAAATTTTGTGTTTTCTAATAAATTCATTATATCTAGAGCACTGTAACCTTTTTCATATATTTTTACACATATATTCATAATACTTTCGAGAGACAGATCTTTATTTAAATTTTTAATGATATCTTTTTTAAGTAATTCTAATCTATTAGTTTTTATTTCTCTCATTTTAAAAATTTCATTTAAATTATACTTATATAAATTTATTATTTGACCGTTTATAATCGGTTCTGGAACATATATTTCGCAAAATCTTGATAAAATAGGTTTCATTAGACTATATTTATTTTCAGCTATAATAAAAAATCGCGTATTGTGACTGAATAATTCAATACATCTACGTAATGCGGATTGTGCGTCCATAGTTAATTTATCTGCGTTTAATAGAACAATGCTTTTAAAAACATTACCTCCATTTGAATTTATATGTGTTTTTGCGAAAAATTTTAAATCTTCTCTAATAAATTTTATACCTTTGCCATGTGAACAATTTACATACATAACAAATGTTTTAATTATCTCTCTGTCATTATTATAAATTTTATTAATAAAATTATTAACTAATGTTCTTTTACCTGATCCAGATGGTCCATGAAATATAATGTTTGGAATTTTATGAATTTCATGAAAATAATTTAATTTTTCTTTTATGTTTTGATGAATATTTAACGACATTAAGTTATTATATTTTATGACGTGTTTTTAAATTTAAATAGAACGTATTATTTTATAACTTATAAAATAAATATTAGTCATAAAAATTATTTACATTTATTTATAATGTAATTCGAAAGGAATCTATAATATTGTTTATATGTCATATTAGGGAGCAATTTATTCTGATCCATTGTTACTGAACAACCACCAAAATTTAAAAGTGATACATCAAATTCATTTATTTTATTATCTAATGCATAATACACGATTTCTTCGGCTTTTTCTTCTTTATTTGGATTTATATGTAGATGTAGTGAGAATAAAGATGTTTTTAATCCTTTGTTTTTTATTCCGTTTACTATTTGACGAAAATCTATAATATCTAATGTTCCACAAGTATCAGATAAACATATTTTATTTGGGTTTAATTCACTTAATTTATGTAACATATCTACTATAATTGACGTATTCATTTTTCCTTCAATTGGACATTCATTTATACAAGAAACATATAATTTTACATTATATTGAAAACTATCGTCATATATATGTCTATTTTGATCTCTAGATGAACATTCATCTAAAATAGAGATCATATTTTTTAATGAATCATAACTTTCATCTAAATTCATTTTTGTATTTTTTTTTTGAAAACTATTAGAAACGGATGTTATGAAAGCAAAATTTTTGACACCGTAACTCATAGCTGTTAATAACTTATTTTCATTCGGAATTAATACATAATTATTAATATTTTTATAACTTTCGACATAATTAAATAATTGTTCTGTATCTTTAAATATTGGTAGAATTCTATTGTTAACTATAGAACCTATTTCAATATTTTTTGGTTTGTAATTTTCAAGAATAAAGTCATAAATTTCTATTTTTTTTTCTAAACTAAAGTTTTCTAAATTTTTATTGTCTAAATTTAAGGATTGGATTCCATCTCTTAATGTAACATCAAAAGGTATTGGACTACCTATTAAAGTGTATGTATTGTTAAATATACTATTAGATAGACAATAGCTTTTAAATGTTTTTGCGCATTTTGGAATATGTTTCATAATATCTATTTATAATAATTATAATAATGTTTTAAGTAATTTTTATAATTATTTTATACGGTACTCGTTAATGAATGAGTATAAGGATTTGATTTAAATGCGCTCAATATATCAGGATTAATTCTATCACAACCTGCACATTCATTATAATATTGAGGAGCATGAATAGCACCATACGTTTGAACTGAAGGGGGTAAAGCACTTAATTTAGAAAATGCCGGGTTTACTCGTCCATCTAGCCTATCGGTATCGCTTTTATTACAATTTATATGCATTTGCTGATTAAATATTTGAGTTCCTCCTTGATTTGGTCTATTATAAATAGTTTGCGATTTAATATCATTATTATGTTGTCTATATGCTGCCTCATAATTCATATCACCATAACCAGTAGCATATCCTCCGGGTGTCGTATAATATTCATAACTAGTAGTATCTCTCTGTGTTAAATCAGGAGAAGTGTAATTATTAACATATATTCCATCTTTTTGGTTATTAATATTGAATGTAGGAGCATATAGAGTTGTCTCTTTAACGGTTGTTGCGGTTGTATCTTGTGGATTATGTACATAACTTTTAGGCACCGAACCGGACACCTCACCATAAACTCTAACATTATTAATGGTTTCATCTTTTCTAGTTGGTCTAAAGATATCCATTATTGGAGCAACAACAGCACCAATCGCACCACCAAAACCACTTCTGATTGTATCTGGTTGTTTTATAGTTGTTCGATGATTCTCATAATTAGTATGACTTTTTAAATAATTATCTCCATCATTTATAGGTCCTTTTCCTACTGCTCTAGAATGGTTAATAATTCCTTGAAATGCTTCGTGTCTCTTAGATTGTTCATAATTTTCAGGTGCGAGTCCTGCTTTTACATCAACAGATCCAGCTGGTCCCATATAGTCAATTGGAATATCATTACGTCTAAGGATACCCATTTCTTGAATTGGTCTTAATGTTTCTCCTTTCTCGGAACCAGTTGTTGTTAACCATCTATCTTGACTATTAATAAAAAACTTATCAGGTCTTTGTTTTTCAACACGACCTAACATTTGTGTTGTTGCTGCTGTTTTAATAACTGAATCAGCAGGACCTTCGTGACCTAATAATCCATATTCTAATTTAGGATTTGTATTAACCCTTAATTGATCTACTGTTTTCGGTAGCCATTTATCTCTCGCTTCCATACCTGAATTAAAACCACCGCTTCCATTAATACTGTAACCTTGATCCAAACCTGGTCCAACCATAACTGAATCAAAAGGTTTTACATTATTATTTCTCAATCCTGGATTTACACGTGATTGATAAAAATCAGTTTGATTTGGCATACCATACGCCCACTGCATATTTTCTTCTGGTTTAAATAATGGTGCTTGTTCAAGCTTTTTTAACGTTTGTGATCCTGAACCAATCATATTATCTAATACTGATTCAGTTATATTAATATCATATGTATTTCCTTTTATTTTTCCACCATTAAATGGTACCATATTATTATGTTGAAATTGTTCTGATTTTAAATAATTACCTGTTAATGAAAATATTTCTTGTGGATTTTGTCCAACGGTTACACCTCGTCTCTCTTTTTCTTGATATAGATTTTGGTTAAAGTATTTATCTGTAGCAACATTTGGATTAGGATAATTTTGAGTATTATCTACTAATTGATTTATATTTGTTACAGGAAAGTTCTGTGGTTGTACATTAGTATTTGGTAAATAATTACCATAAAGCTCGCTTTGTTTTGTGGCTAAATTACTTCTAATGCCCATGTTCGTGAAATTTTCTTGTGTTAATTTTCTTATTTCTTTTTTAGTACAATCTTCATTTTTTTGATTTGATATTATATACATTCCTCCTAATGCTATTAATGGCACGGCTATTTCCATATTTATATATATAAACTATTATATTTTAATTCATATATAATTATCTTTAAAATTATAAATCTTTAAAATTATAAAATCATTATAAATTTATACAATACTTTGACATGAATTTGTTTGAGAACATAATGTAGAACCACCCACGTAATTTCCTCTTATTAAACTATAACTTGTAGGTAATGTATTTTTGGTCTCTTCTAAAACACAGTCCCTTTTTGGTGTAAAATAATCCTTTTCTAAAACTCGTGTGCTTAAATTATTTTGAAAAGGTAAACAAGTATTTAATTGTGGATTTATCGGTAAATAATACCAATCAACCTGTTCTAAATCTCGATACCACCAAGCTGGATTAGTGGCTCTTGACTGTTCTGTCGTCAATTTTGAACAATTAGGATATTGTATTTGTTCATTTGATACATTATAATTTTGATATTCATTTTTTCCTAAACAATCACGAGTTAATCGTCTATTTACACCCCTTAAATCACTTTCTAAATTAATAGTATTTGTTCTTAAATTAGCTCCCCATTTTTGTGGAATAATTTGTGGATCTTCTATATAAGACGGTTTATCTCCGTTTCCTGGAACATTTAATATCCATCTGCCTGGATCTGTTGCTTGTTGTAATTCTTTTTTTGTTCTACAATCATCATATTTAAATCTTGTAAATGCCATTTTCTATATATTTATTTATATATTTTATATTTATGTATTTTAATTTAAATACTTCTTATTTAATAGATATTATGGAATTAATTTTAAACCATATAACACCAACATTATGTTTAAATATGATAGTTAAAAATGAGAGTAAAATTATCACAAGATTACTTGATAGTGTAATATCTATAATCGATACTTTTTGTATCTGTGATACAGGTTCTACAGATAATACGATTGAAGTTATTGAAAAATATTTTAAAGAAAAAAATAAATCAGGAAAGATTATTCAAGAACCCTTTAAAAATTTCTGTTATAATAGAAACTTTGCTTTAAATTCATGTGTCGGTTTATCTGATTATGTATTGTTAATGGATGCGGATATGATACTTGAAATAAAAAATTTTAAGAAAGAACAACTAAATTCAGCTACAAGTTTTCAACTTTTTCAGGGGAATGATTCATTTTTTTATCAAAATATAAGAATCGTAAAAAATGATGGACTATATAAATATGTTGGTGTTACACATGAATATATAGATATTCCACCTAATACTGTTATTTCTTTTATAGATAAAGATACCCTTTTTATAAGAGATATTGGAGACGGGGGTTCTAAACATGACAAGTTTCAGAGAGACTTAGTTTTATTGACTAATGGCATTAAAGATGAACCTAATAATGTTAGATATTATTTTTATTTAGCTAACACTTATCATGATTTAGGACGTTTTGGTGAAGCAATTAATTGTTACAAAAAACGTATTGAATTAGGCGGTTGGGAACAAGAACTATGGTACAGTTATTATAGAATAGGTTTATGTTATAAACATATGAATAAAATCGCAGATGCTATTTATTACTGGTTAGAAGGATATAATTTTTTACCTGAAAGATTAGAAGGAATTTATGAAATAATTCATCATTTTAGAATTATTAATAAACATCGGGTCAGTCATCATTTTTATCAATTGGCTATAGATATTTTAAATAAAAAACATGACAAAAGTTCGTATTTATTTCTCCATAATGATGTATATACTTATAAATTATATTATGAATATAGTGTTATTGCTAATTATAATGGCATAAAAATTATAAATGATGAACTTGTTTCAATATTTAATAATTGTAATAGTGATGAAGTGGTAAATAATCTTTTATTTAATATGAAATATTATAAAGATGTTTTAAATAGAAAAAGTGTCTTTATTTTAGATAATTCAATTAATTCTAATATCAATAATGAAAGTGTTAATTTTAAATCATCTTCAAGTTGTCTAATTAAAAATAAAAATAATGACGGTTATTTATTAAACATTAGATATGTAAATTATGTTATTGATACGAATAATGGTACTTATAAAAATTGTGAAAAAAATATTATATCTGTAAACAGATGTATTGGATTCGATAAATATTTTAATATTTGTAGTGATAATTGGATGAATCTAATTCATGATGGAAGATTATATATGGGCATTGAAGATGTTAGAATATTTTATGATCGTTATAACGATAAACTTAAATATATAGGTAACTCTTTTCATTTAAACGACAAAATTGGTGTTGTTTCAGGTGATTATAATAATGTTTCAGGAGAGTTTGAAATAAATGAATTAAAACAAACTTTCATTAATTCTAGATGTGAAAAAAATTGGGTATTTGTTGATTATAATAATGCTAACCATATTATATATAATTGGTATCCGTTAAATATTTGTAAAGTTAATGAAAATAATATGTTAAATATAGTTACTATAAAAAATATGCCAAAAATTTATTCAAAAGTTAGAGGATCTACATGCGGTTTTAATTATCAAACAAAGGTCGGAGAGAACAATAATGGAAACATCAAAATAAATATTGAAGAAACCGAAATATGGTTTGTATCACATATAGTTTCATATGAACAGCCTAGACATTATTATCATATTATATCTGTATTTGATTCAGATATGAATTTATTAAGATATTCAGCACCTTTTAAATTTGAAGGCGAATCTATTGAATATTGTTTAAGTTTAGTTATTGAAAATGACGAAGTTTTTATTAGTTATAGTACATGGGATTGCACTACTAAAATAGGTGTTTATGATAAACAATATATTGAATCATTACTTAAATATAATTAAATTTAATATTTTCATTTAAAAACAAAATAAATTATTATTAAATGAAAAGTAATGTTACTTTTGTATCATCATACATGAAAATATACGACTCTGAATATGATGAGAGTAAAACATTTTTTAAAAGATTACAGCTATTCATAAAAATAGTAGAGCTAAATATTAA